CACTCGACACTACCATCTATAACGCGAATCGAAAATTCCGCGCACTCGGTTCTCAGCATCCCAAAACGAAGCTCTTCAAAATCGCGCTCAACTGGGAAGAACTCGCCGTTGACCTCTCCACTCTCCGCGACCTGGCCAAACTTCGCCGCCCTCCGTTCTCATTCGAAGCGATACCGGAAGGACTGCAAATCTCTCCGCTCTTTGACGAACTCAGACGCAAGCAATCCGACTTGCTCAATGACTCCGTCTCCCTCAAAGAAGCCCGCACCTACCGAAAAACTGACGGCGCGATTGCACTCGAAGAATGTTTATTTTTAAAACACGCGGCCGACGACGCCCGCACTCTCTCCGAACCTGAGTGGTACGCCACTGCTTCGCTGGTATCGCGCTTTGAAAACGGCCGAAAGAAATTCCACGAAATCTCGCGCCCCCATCCTGCCTACACCAAAGAAGAAGCCGACGACAAATTCGATCAAGCCGCTCGCGCCACCGGGCCGCGCACCTGCGAAGGTATCCAAAAACTTTGGACCGGTTGCAGTGAGTGCTCACACTTCAATAAAATAAAAACCCCCGTGCAGCTGGTTTCGCGCGATGTCATTGCATCCGAGATTTCTGGTTTCTATTTCGTTGAAGTCACGGCGGCCGGCAAACTCTCCCGCACACCTGATTATGAAGGACTCGTGCGCGCCTATGAGCGCGACGCCCCTTATCGCATGGTGCCTGAAGTAAAAACTGTTTATAGGTTCCACGATACGCACTACTCACCTGAACACGCAATCCAAGTCAAAGCTTTCACAGAAAGAGTCATGGACCCGCGTCCGAAAGAAACCCTTCGTGTAGAATTCCTAAACAAAATACAGGTGAATCGAGTCACAAACCGCGATTTTTTCGAGTATTCCACGCGAAATCGCATGAATTTTAAAAACGGGGTATTGCAGCTATCCGACATGCAGCTTGTCCCGCACTCGCCTGAGTATGGTTTCCGGTTTGTTTTGCCCTACGATTATGACCCCACCGCTCGTTGCACTTCGTTTCTCGCGTGGCTAAACGACGTTTTGTGCGGAGACGCGGAACTCATCTCCGTCATGCAGGAATGGTTAGGGTACGTCGTTCGTGGCGGAGAGTATGAGTTTCACAAAATCATGTGGCTCTCCGGCAGTGGACGAAATGGCAAATCTACCCTCATGGAAATCATGACGCGACTAGTTGGGTTTGACGCAACTTCGTTTGTCGGCATTGACGCACTCGTGCGAGACAAATTCGCGCCCGCCGACCTCGACGGCAAAATTCTGAATTTGTCTGAGGAAACCTCTCCGCAAGCTTTTTCTGAGACGGGAATTGTTAAGCACCTCTCTGGGGGAGGCCAAATTGCGGCGCAGAAAAAGTATGGGGATACTTTTTATTTCAGTAATCGGGCTAAGCTCGTCGTTTCTTACAACGAAATCCCGCAACTGAAAGATTTCTCTACCGGCATGCTGTCTCGCATTATCGTCATTCCGTTTGAGAAAGTGATTTCAGAGGAAGAGATGGACCCACGGCTAGGTCAAAAGCTCGCGCAGGAACTCTCAGGCATATGCGCGTGGGCGTTTGAGGGATGGAAAAGGCTTGAGCGGCGTGGGCAATTCACAAGGGCCGTGAAGAGCCAGGAGGCGCTCTCCGAGCTTCGCCAGGAGTCGGACTCTGTATACCAGTGGTTTCGCACGCACGTGCGCGTGGGGGCGACGGGACGGCGATATACCACGTCGGAGATGTATGAGCACTATAAGGCGACGTGCCAAAACCATCCCGTGAATACTTACCACTTCGGGCGTCGTCTTTTAAATATCCCGGAATTGCGTAAATTGTTTAGACGCACTACGCAAAATAACGGATATGACGGCATAGAATTAATTGAGAGAAATGATAGGTCTATTAGGGACTTTTAGGCTCTTTTTTACCTATGGAGCTAGTTCCATCATCCTCCATGCCGTAATACGCTATGGAGGATATGGAGCTATGGAGCTAGTATCAAACTGACTCCCTTATATTTTTCATGGAGTAGTCTATATATACTCTTTCGTGACATTAGAATTTGGAAAGGGTAAAAAATACAACTGACGCAGGGCAGTAGATGCATAGCGTATAAAACCGTTTTCTATGTGCGCTATGTAGACTCTTCATTATAAAAAAACTTTTCGTCGACAAGCTCCATCCTCCATTAAGTGCAGTGCACTATTCACGGCGCGGCATACTCAACCTTACGCACCGCGCATTCAGTTTGTAAAACAACGGTTAGTTTAAAATTAAGTTCTTAACAATTTGACACGCACGACCATCTCAAAAATCTCTTAACGTGAGAACATGGAAGTGCCTCAACGCCGTGCGGGATTGCCCGCAAAACGAAGTGCGAAAAACCCAGTCACGTTAAATTTACTTGCGGAACTCAAAGTTCGTGGTTTTGAGCCCGCCGCTGAGCTTTTGAAAGTGATCAAGCGCGCATGGGAAGAACTCGACGCAGCGGACGAAGCAAAAGAAATCGCGTTGCAAGACGACTCAGATTTAAAACCGGAAGCAAAAATTTCGGCGCTTTTGTCGCATAAAAACGAAGTACACCGCAATTTGCATTTGATTCGCCAGACAACGGCGGACCTGATGCAATACGCTTACCCTAAACTGAAAGCGATTGAGGTTCGTGCGTCGGACGAAGACGGAAAACTATTTGCTTCGTTTTCTGCCGTCATGGCGGAACTCGGGAAGCTCGACAAGGAATGACATGAAGTTACTACACGGCGACTGTTTAAGCGCGATGACTGCGCTACCAGATAACTCTGTAGACGCGATCGTCACCGACCCGCCTTACGGTCTTAGCTTCATGGGCAAGAAGTGGGACCACTCCGTTCCAAGCGTTGAAGTGTGGCGCGAGGCTCTGCGAATACTCAAGCCCGGCGGTCATATGCTGGTTGCTTGTGGGACGCGGACTCAGCATCGCATGGTCGTCAACATTGAGGACGCGGGCTTTGAGATTCGCGACGTGATCACCTGGCTCTATGGTCAGGGGTTTCCGAAGAGTTTGGATATCTCGAAGGCGATTGATAAGGCGGCGGGTGCGGAGCGGGAGGTCGTTGGCCAGAATCCGAACCATCGTGGCGAAAGTCAGATGAAGAACCCGTATACAAAGTCCCTCGGTCAGAATGGCGGCATCACGGCCCCCTCAACCGACGCCGCAAAGAAATGGCAAGGCTTCGGAACCGCGCTGAAACCAGCGTGCGAATTCTGGACGCTAGCCCGGAAGCCTCTCAGCGAAAAGAACGTGGCCGCTAACGTGCTCAAGTGGGGCACGGGCGGGTTGAATATTGACGGGTCGAGGATAGCATATCACGGTGATTATCGGTCACCCGCACGCTCAAGTGGCGAGGTAAATTCTGGGGGTTCATTTGGCACTGGAGTGACCAAGTTTGACGATAGTTCCGCTGAAGCAAAGGGCCGCTTCCCCGCGAACCTCATCCTCGATGAAGAGGCAGGCGCTGCGCTTGATGAGCAGAGTGGGGCGAGTAACTCCCGCTTCTTTTACTGCGCCAAAGTCAGTTCGAGTGAGCGCAATGCGGGGCTTGAGGGGATGCCTAAAGGGCCTGCGCCCGCATCAGCTAGAAGCAAACCCGCCGAAGGTAGGGACAACGCACTAGGTGAACCGCGTGCCAACCACCACCCCACCGTAAAACCGATAAAACTCATGCGCTACCTGTGTAAGCTTGTTACGCCTCCAAACGGCGTCGTCCTCGATCCTTTTATGGGAAGCGGGAGCACCGGTGTCGCGGCGATTCAGGAGGGCTTTCAGTTCGTCGGCATTGAGCGAGAGGCGGAGTACGTCGAGATTGCAGCGAAGAGATTGGCGCATGTCGAAAAAGCTTGAAGAGCTGAAACCGCTCTATAAATTCTATCAAGAAAACCCCGGCGAGTTTTTCAAGCGCGTGCTCGGAGTGACTACTCTTGAGTCATATCAAGAGAAGCTTCTCTACGACATTGCGCACTATGACCGAGTTGCGGTGCGCGCGTGCCACGACGTGGGAAAGAGCTGGACGTTTGCGCGCGCGGTTCTTTGGTTTGGCGCGTGCTTTCCGAACTCTAAAATTATCACGACCGCGCCGACCTACAACCAAGTGAAGAATATTCTTTGGAGCGAAATCAACGCTGCGTTTTCGCAATCCAAAGAACCTCTAGGCGGCGTGATGAATATGACTGAGTGGCGATTAGGCCCCGAGTGGTACGCGCTTGGATTCACGGCACGCAATGAGGCGAACGCCGGTCAAGGGCAGGGCACGCAGTCGAGCTTCCAAGGGTTTCACGCGCCGTTTGTGCTCGTGGTGTTTGACGAAGCGACCGGCATACCGCCAGCGATTTGGAAAATGGCGGAGGGGCTTTTGACTTCCGCGCACGTTAAGTTTCTCGCGATCGGAAACCCTACCTCAAAACAGTGCGATTTCTATCGCTGCTTCAATAGCGCGAAGTGGCGCAAGGTAAAGATCAATTGCTTCGATAGTCCGAACCTCATTGCAAACGGCTTGACCGACATGCGAGCCCTTCAAGAAGAGATTCACGTTTTGCGGGGATTGGACGACGCGGAACGTCTAGAGCGTCTAAGTTCTTATAAGGTCACGCGCCCCTATCTGCTTTCAGCGAAGTGGGTTTGCGAGTCGATTTTGGATTGGGGATTTGAGCATCCTCTCACGCAAGGCAAAATACTGGGTGAGTTTCCGACGGAAGACGACAAGACGTTATTCCCTCTCCACATTCTAGAAAACGCGATGCTGAATTTCTACACGCTGACCGGCGAAGACAAGAAAGTAATCGGCGTGGACATCGCGCGTTTCGGGTCTGACTTTAGTTGTCTGACAGTCATTCACGGCAAAAAGTTCCTGGCGAAAAAAAGGCTTTCTAAGGTCGATTTGACCGTATGCACGGGCGAAGTCATGGCGATGTATCGTGAGCACGGCGCCGACGTGATTTGTCTCGATGAAACGGGACTAGGGTCCGGGGTTGTCGATCGCTTGAAAGAGCTACAGCGCGAGCATCAAATCGGGCGAGACGTGGAAATCAGGGGCGTGAATTTCGGATCGGCAAACACCGACGAAAAAGACGCGGCGCGATACGTTAACGTCAAAGCTCGCATGTATGGGCTTCTCGCGGAAGACTTAAAATCAGGGTTTCAACTTCCAGGTCCGCCGCATTCAGATAGTTACCTAGACGAAATGCCGATGTTACTCTATTCTTTCGACTCAAAGGGTAGAATGATTATCGAATCAAAAGAGGATTTCAAAAAACGCACTGGGCGTAAATCTCCTGACGACACCGATAGCCTGGCCCTGGCGAATTACGGAAGGTACCACACGGTCAAAGTGGGGAAAATGAGCGCGGACGCTTTCAGAAGTACCTCAAGACCTTTTGCATCAGGGACGAAAGCAGGATCTTTATGGTAAGAAAAAGAGGGCGGCCAAAGAAACTCGCGGAGTCTCAATCAAGCGCGATGGACGTGGGCGGCGGCGGGATTCGAAAGAACCTCATGCCCAAAGGCACGAGCGGCACCGAAATCAACGGCGGCTACTTCTCGGAAGAATACCTCTCCAAACTTCAAGGCGAACGCGGCGCGGACATTTGGGACGAAATGCGGCGCAGCGAATCACAGGTTCGCATGGTGCTCACGGCGGCGGTCAATTTGCTTAAGGCCGCAACGTGGGAATTTGAGCCCGCCAAAGGCGTAGCAGACGGTGAGAAGCACGCGGCGTTTGTCGAGCACATTTTCAAAGAGCGGATCGACTGGGATCAATTCATGCAAGAAGTTTTCACGCTTCTTCCGTTTGGATTCTCGGCGTTTGAACAGGTGCACGAACTCGTGCAAAACGACCCAAAGTTCGGGACGTTCTTTTGCACGAAGAGCCTTTCTTTCCGCGCCCAGAAAACCATAACCCGATGGAACGTGGAGCAAGGCACCGGAAAGCTTCTTTCGGTCGATCAGCAAGTGGTCGGCGACGTGGCGAAGAACACGGTTGTCAGCATGCCCGCTGATACGCTCGTGATTTTCACGAACGAAAAAGAAGGCGACAACTATGAAGGCATCTCGGTCCTTCGTGGAATGTATGGCGCTTGGATTAGAAAGCAGCTCTATCTTAAGCTCGCCGCAATCGGCGTCGAGAAGTACGCCCTAGGGGTTGTGGTCGGAAAAGTTCCGAGCGGAAAAGAAAATTCAGACGAGCTAAACAAATACAAACTCATGCTTGAGACTTATACCTCTCACGAGTCGGCATATTTAATTTTCCCAGAAGGGTGGGAAATCACGCTACAGAAGCATGATTTTGACGCCGAAAAAATTAAGTCGCTCATTTTGCTTGAGAACACAGAAATGATCAATGCCATGGTCGCCAACTTTTTGGCACTCGGCACGAATGGCGCGGGCGGTTCTTACAACTTAGGCGAAGGCTTAACTAAGTTTTTCGTTCTCGCTTTGAAAGCCTACGCAAACATTGTGTGCGGAAAGTTCAACCGAGAGATTCTTCCCAAAGAAATCAAGATGAATTTCGGACCTCAACTGGGGTACCCGAAATTGAAAGCGTCTGGGATTGACGACAACGCAGGTACTGCGCTTGCGGATATCGTGCAAAAGCTGAAAGCGGCGAACGCAATCACGACAGACGACGAACTAGAGTCGCACCTTCGAAAAAGGTTTATGCTCCCACAAAGAACACCGGGAAGTGCTCCGCTTCCAGCGGCGCAAGCGGCGGCACCGTCCGGACCGATGCAGTTCTCTGAGCGAAGGTTGTCAGACTCTTGGAAAAAGACTTTCAATAAAAATAAGGATGTGACCTCTGAACTCATGCGTGAGTCTCTCACTGAGATTTACGCAAAGATGAAAGATAAGCTTCGCACCGCTTACAACGCGGCACCTGAAAGCGGGAAAGTAAAAGTTGCCGCAAACATGGGCGACGCGCCAGGTAAGGACGATTATTATTCAAAGCTGAAAGAGCTTTTCGCGCAGTTTGCTTTTGAAGCGCGCGAAGGCGCGAAGAAAGAACTTTCGCCGGCGGTCAGAAAACAACTCTCGGAGACTCGTCGCCTTGCGGCATACGATCCAAAAAAGGGCTACTTCGACGCGCTCCCGACACACGTGAAAAAACAAGTCGAGGCGCAAGCGTCCTTAGTCGCTGAATCTCAAGTGGCGGATTTAGAGAAGGCAACTTACTTTCAATTCACAAGCTCAGCGACGAGCACCGACGATATCAACGTGATTCTGAATGACGTTGACGAGAAGGTCGTGCCAACGTTGGAAGGCACGAGCAATAAGGCCATGAGTATTGAAGTGGCCGCCGCCGACGCGATTGCACACGTCATGGGCTCGTCGCGCATGGCGCTTTTCTTTGAGCCGGACGTTGCGGCGTCGATCGAGAGTTTTACTTTCGTGAATGAAGACCCCATCTCGCCGATTTGCCAGGCGCTTGAGGGCACGGTGTTTGCGGTAAGTGACCCAGACGTTGACCGTTATGGCCCGCCGCTCCATCATAATTGCAAATCGAGATTGGTACCTAACATGGTGGGCGACGAGTCAAATCCTGAGATTGACCGCGGTGGCGTGCCGCTGACAAAAACGGAATTGAAGTCGATCACGCTTGCGGAGTGTTCAAAAATCTTTACAGTTGAGTGATGCTAACTCTCCTTTTGTTCTCGTGTGGCGTTGCGTTTGCGGGCGGTAAGGGCGTTCCGGCACCAGTGCCAGACGAGCCAAAAACCGAGTGCGTTCAACCCGAAAAAAGGCTTGTCACGATCGGGAAGGGGAGCGCGGAATCGGTTCTTCCTGGCGGCAATGACCACGCATACGCGGAAGAAGCACAGTGCTATTTGAATCAAGCCTACGCGTCGGGTTGCCTGGAGAGAAAGCTTCTCGCCGCCAAATTCTCGACGCTTGAGCGCGATGAGCCCACGCAACTGGCGAGAAACGAAGCCGCAAAAGCCTGGCATATTTTCACGAAAAACGCGCCATATCCGCTTGATTTGCGATGGTACTCGTCGCGAAAGAGCGTGGTTGGCTACACCTATTTTGACAAAAACAACGTGCCCGGATCGGGGAGCGAGACTCGCATGTGGACGAATTCCCGCATGGGGTTGTCGTCAAAATCCTACGGCGCACATCAAGGGCATGAGTTGTCGCACCAACGTCGCGCGGGAGCTTTCGGGCATTGGACTCAGCACTACGGGTCATGGCCCTACATGGTGGGCGACATGGCGGAAGAGTGTATCGACGAGCAATTTTAATAACGCGAGGCGCATTTCCGCTTAACGTATTGACGCATTCTTAAGGTTTCCGCACACTGCGAATATGCGTTTGCTTTTCTCTGAGCCCAACGAAATTGCGCTCCTTTCCGACGGAGAGGTTCC